CTTTAGCTGAAGTTGGGCCTTTTACTTTTACACCTATTAATTGTAAAAGTTTATCAAGGTTAGTGGTGGTTTTTACAGTGCTTATATAACTTTCATTCGCAAGGAAATCTGCTTTCAAAGAAATAACACTAGCCAAATAAGCAAATAGCTCAGTAAACATTACACCCATGTCAGACTCTACAAAGTTTGTAAACTCGTCAGGGTAAACGGCTGCCATGTAATCAAGCAAGGCCGCTTTGTAAGACGCAAAGTCTGTTAGGGAGTAATCAATATACTTTGGCTTATCCTTTTCAAGAATAGCTGCGTATCTTAAGTAATCAGATTCGATGGTTCCATCAAAAGATGAAACGTTATATAAAGGGTTAGTGGGAAAAGACATAAGTTAAAACGCTAGAGATATATTTTCGGTAGCCAGTATATCGTCCTTTAAAGCTACGGTAAGTGAGACTGTAATTTTAGATTCGGTAGATAAAGACAAGCCAGCCTTCTCATCAGCCAACACAAGAGAGTAGTCATCTGAGGTTTCGGTTTCCTGAACTCTAAGACTTAAAACATTTACTCTCGGTTCGTAAGTTGCAATAGCCGTTAAAATTTCATTTTGAATATCTCTCTTTAGAAATTCATCAAGAGGTTCAAAAACAGCAAGATGTATATTAGTACCGTACTGAGGTAACATAACTCTATCGCCTTTTTTGGTCGTAAGTAAATCAATTAAATTATTCTTAACAAGGTGTATTCCATATTGCTTAGAGAAGACGCCTCCAGAATTTTTACAGGAAAGGCTCGAGTTTAACCCGACAAGTGATTTCTCACTTCCCGTAGTTACGTATTTTACTTGATATGCTTGTGAATTGCCTAATGCCATTATGACCTATATGTTGCTATATTTTTAAAGAATCCCTTTTGGGCGTTGAAGTTGGTAGTCACCTCTGTTATATCTAGAGGTTTTGAATACATTTTAAAACTTCCCAAGAATCCATCAAGACCACTTCTTGGTATTTTTCGAGTAGACCCAGTGTTAACTTGACCTCCTAACGAAGGTATGTGTTGGCCATAATATCCGCCAAACAAGTCCGTACTTAAACTTTGTCCAGTATGTATTCTATATTGGTCGTTAGTGTTGTACCCTAAAAATCCTAAAGGTGTGGTCGCTCCAGGTCTGTTTTCGGCTGGGCCTATCACATCTGAGAATCCTCCGCCCAAAATCCAAGGGGTGAAAATAGGATATTGTGGGTAATCCGCATTTGAAAAACCTTCAGCTAAGTGCTCTACTGAATCACCTTCACCAAGAAAACTTTGACGACTTCCGTGCATAGAAACAATAGGAGATGGGACATTCAAAGGTGTATATTTCTGGGTTGAGAAGGCAGTAGATATTGAAGACGAGTCTAGTAATTCTCCGTCTAGAAAGACGGATACTGTATCTTTTTCGTAGTTGAAAGATACATTATAATGTGAGAACTCCGTATCACAACTTGAACAGTTTTTTCCAGAAGTGGTCTGTTTTGTAACCGGAATTTTAACACCTAGCTCAGTTCCAGAGGTTGCGTTTCCGTGTCTGGCTGGGTCTATAAGGATGGTTTGATGTGTGTGGTCTTTAACGTCTTTTTCTTGAATCGCTATACTGTGACCCCACTCCCATCCATCTTGTTCACCTATTACACAGTTTTGCCCTACTGTAGGGAGGATTACAAATTCAAGCTCACCTAAACTGGATGCTGTGTTTGTGGCTGCTCCGGATACATCTTTATCTCGGAACCCAATCATTAAACCTTTTGTAGGGCCATCGTCGTCGGGATTTACCACAGCAGTAATAAAATTTCCAGCTTCGGGGGTGTTTCCAGAGTTTTCACAAGCGGCAACAATTCTATACCTATGGTGTCCAGTTAGCCCTGAGGACACTTCGGGAATGTGGGTCCAAAAATCCATAGACCATCCTTTAGTTCCGTATGTTATCCCGTTAACTCGTTCACCTTCTGGGAACAGCTTTCCTTCTTTAATATTATTAGGGAGTCTTACGTAGCAGCCTCCTCTATTGTTGTAAACGTCGACATCATCAATTGGCTTGTAAAATATGCCGTATTGTTTTTCCGGGTCGTAAATCGTACCTCGAAGGAACGGTATAGAGAGACCAGAAGGGAAGGCATGTTCAGTTGAGGATGCTACGAACTTTCCATTTAATGCTTTAGAACCTTCCGCATAATTATCTAAGTCGTACTTATTTCGATTTGGTGTCGTAATATCAGGCTTTAAGAAATTATAACAAACAACTAAACCTTCAGTAACTATAGAGTCTCCAAGACTCTTATACATTGGGTTGACTCCGGACACAGTACCTTGAGTTTTTACAAAATCGCCAGTAGATATATCATCTACATTGAAATCTTTCAAATATACTGTACCTAGTAAAGGATTGCCTTTAACAAAAATAGGCTCCGAAGGAACAACAATATTCGCAACATCCTCGGCGATAACGATTTTCCTTTGAACTGATACATCAGGGATAATTGCTGAGCCTTTTAAATAGGAAAAATCATTTAGTGGCGCCCTTTCTAGTCTTTTTCGAACTCTAATCCTATTCACTTCTGTGTCATAATCAACGACAATATCTCCTAGTCGCTTAATACCATCTACTCCAGGTCTGAACGGGAGATTAGAGCCATCTGCTTTATATCCATTAGATGCTAAAAGATGCCTTCTTTCAGAATTTGTTAAAGTTTTAATAATAATGTCTTGACCTAATGGGCTATCAGAATTTGTAATTTGTATGCCTCCAAATAAGCCGAAAAGCTGAAGTTGTTTTTTACGTTTTTTAATTTTAGATTCGTATGCGTCACTATGTGCAGATTGGCTTCGACGGTAGTTTAATACAGTAGGGCTAGTCCTTTCAAATCCAGTGGATACGAGCTCTGTAATATAAGCTTCGATTTGGGTGTGGTGTATATTCCTGTCTCTAATGTATGCTTGCAGGATTTCATCAATCTCAAGTAACCGGTCAACGTTACCTTGAGGGTCATCCGCTTCAAAGTCGTCACTAAAAATTGTATTAGATACAAATCTCAACTTGTCTTCAGTGATTGCCTGTCCTCTGCCTCCCTCCCACGGGTGACCTCCTAAGCTCCAAGACTTGGAAGAATATACCATGTCTTCCGTTAGGGGAATTCCCCCATTTCGAGAATCGTAATATAGACCATCTTGAGAAAGAACAAACTTTCCATCAGTTGAAATAGGAGGACCGTACACCAAATCAAAACGGGCTACTTCTTCTTCATCCGTGGCGTCAGCTTTTAGTTGAGCAGCAAGAGCTTGCTTATAAGCTTTGTTATGTCGGAAAGGTTTAACTACTGAATTCTCTACGAGAGTTTCGTACTGAGAGACTAATTGAAGCTGCTGCTCTGATAACTGACCTGAGGATATTAAGGCTCCATAGTTAAGCCTTGGTTCTTCGGTTAATCCTTCGGCTCTCTCTTTTAAAATTGAATAAATTAGGTCTACCGTGCTATTCATATCAGCAAGCTCTTGACGAATTCTTATGTATCCGTTATAGATTCTACGTACTTTATTATTAGCATACGCCTTTGTGTTTACAGTAGGCTGTGGGAATTGCGTATACAGTTCATTTCTGGCTTGTTGAATCATATCCCCTATATTACCTCCAGGTCTCCCAGAAGAAAACACCTCATACCCGGAATTCAAAAGAATAGACATTGTATCAATAGAACTTTTTAAAGTAGAAAGTTTATTATTTGCGTGCTCCGCACCCTTATTACCTGAGTTAGGGGACGAGTAAAGTCTTGGATTACCATTAGAGTTATACTGCTGGTGCTGACCTGTAAGTCTCGTCAATCTAGCACGTGCATTAGATACGCGACGATTTATACGTCCTATATTTGTAGTTATAACATTAGACATTGCAGTAAGTGCAGTGCTGTTTAAAAGTCTTAAGGTTGATTCAGAAAGCATTTATTTATAATATTTGTACGAAGTCTTCGCCGTCAATGATTTTGTGGTTGCAGTCACACATACTGCCTACGAAAGCGACCTCTAAACCGTTAATCGTAATGTAAGATTTCCCTTCAGAAACTCTCCATTGATATTCTAGGTGTACGTCTGGTGCGCGAGTTTCATCATCATCCTCATCTTCAACGCCTGGGGTAGCAGGTGAGTTGGGTATAAAATCTCCAGGTCCGGCGTATCCTCCTCCTGTTGATGGTCCTCCATTGCCTTCATGAGTTGTTCCTTGGTCTCCCACAACAACTACTTCTTGTCCATTAACAGTGACAAATTCTTGTTGTACGTGTGTGACTACACCAACACCTCCTGTTCCGGCGGCGTCTAGCAGGCTCATTTTTCTTGCGATACTAGGCATATAAACTTACCTTAGTTGTGTTTAAGGCTACATTATTTAGTGGAGCCGAAGTAATTTCCATGGGTTCCTTGGGTTGGGGGTTTATTACCCCTCCGGAAAATAATGACCTATCAAGGTCAGTACTTAATACTAAAGTTTGTATAGGAAGAGGAACGCCTGGTCCTATACCTGAGTTTCCATGAACTGAGGTGATTCCGCTGGCTTCAGTGGGAAGTCCCGGGATTAATTTAAGTGCTACGTCTAAGGTGAAACTTTCATGCACCGAAGGCGTTAGGTCTCTACCTTTAAAAGGAAATAAAAGAGGAACTAGTACCATTAGATTTGGTTCCACCTCCCAGCAGAAGAGTCGTAACTGTAGTTTCTTCCGGTTTGAGAGGTTATATTATACCCACAATCCTGTTCATAAAAGCCTTCATATTGAAGTGTAAGGACTTGTTTACCTGTACCTTCTAAAGAATTTTCTCTGCATATGGCGACGATAGATTCTCCGTCGTTAGAGAAGTTGTCAGTTCTATGTGATAGTTTTATAGTTTCATACCTCTTAGAATCAAACAATGCTTCTTGTAAATCTAAAGCTGAGGTTCCGCTTAAAATACTTCTCATAGTATTACCTACGAACTCATTTGCACTAGCTGACACGGGTACTCTAGTAGCGATTGGTTCGTAAGTACCATTACTTCTTAATTTGTAAAAATCATAAACCGCTTTACCTGATTTGTTATATTCAGCAGCGTAAACTCGCAACTTAGTTATTGTTAGATTTCCTTTGCCAGATGAATAAGGAAAACCTTCTACCATCATAGTTTTAGGAAAATCTTTGTTTTGTAACAACGTTATAAACTCACCAGAGGAAGTTGTAACCTCACCAGAGCTAGGTGTGTAAGAACTTCCAGTTAAATTAACCCTGCTGAATCCAGCCACCTCTGTAGGTCTTGAATTACGATAATCAAAAGTAATGGCTAAAAAGGCTTCTTCCAAGGTTTTTAAATCAAAGCTCGTACTTCCTATAGACGAGTTGTAAAACTCAAGAAACTGTGCGGCTCCATTTGTATACTGCCCAGCGTGGTAATAAACCTGTATGTCTTCTGTGTAAGTGGGGTTATCAAGCACAAAGGAGGACACTACTGAGGATAAGGTGTTAAGGTCCGCTTGAGTAGAGGAAACATCCATATAAAGTTGATGTCCTACTGGGAGTGCAAAAGGCTCTACGCTTGTTATTTTATAAAGAGAATTTAAACCCGATTGTGAGTCTTGTTTTTCTCCCGCGGGAGGTATTCCCGAAGTAGCTTGGGTTGACGCTGTCGTTCCTAATTCTTTATGAAAATGGTAATATTGAATATCATTAGATAAAGTACGGACACCTCGAGGTCCGAGGACGCCACGTAAAGGGATAACATTATCCGCAGACTCACCTACAAACAAATCTACATTAAACACAATAGGAAGAGAATAAACAGTCTCTTTAGTGCTTGGGCTACCGCCGCCAGTTGAACCCGAAACATACACAGTGTAGTAAGCTTGTGGTGCTATATTATGTACATCTGGACTTAAGCTGGGGTAAAACTTGAAATTACTTATATGGACAATTTCCGTTGAATTGTTATTTATAAGCTGTCTTCTAGAAGGGATAGCGTCGTATGGAAAACCTAGGTCAAGAGTTGGCATTATGGTACTCCTCCTGCGTCACCTGCTTCTCCCCCACCAGGAGGAAGGTAATATTGGGTAGCCGTATACGTTGGGCCTTTAGCACCTGTAGAAGTATTTGAGGCTCCTTGGGATGCGGTTGTTTCTTCCCCAGGAAGAGTTTGAGAGGTAATAGGGTTAGGGGTAATAGAAGCGCCACCTTGAGATTCTAAACCCTTATTTGTTTTTAAAGTCATAGCATCTCTATTGTACTCTTCAGTATCAAAAGTTCTAGCGGTTGTTTGGAACCAACCCACTTGAGCATTTAAGGAATGGACTGGCGTTGGTCTGTTCCTCTCATTTACGTTTATTGCGCCGCCGGCTTTATCAGTGGAGATTATTATTCCGTCATCATCCTCACCACCGTCGTTAAAATTTACACCCCCGGTGTATTGGCCAGTGTTAGTGGAGCGCACGGTAACCTCTTCACCATAAATGTTACCCAGGCCTCCACCACCACCGCCGGAGTCGACAACAGAGCCTAAAGACATGTCGTCATCTATGAAAGGTCCACCACCGCCTTCGCCAGCTCCAGGTCCACCTGGGGTTATCCCATCATTAAAGCTTATATGTGTCATAGGTATATCGTTTTCGATTGCATACTCTACAACTGCTTGATTAATCCCAGGAGAGTTCGGGATGTTCGGAGCAGACGCAGCGGGAGTACCTGGGGTAGCCGGGCCGCGAGGTTTATCAGGACGCTTAGGTATATTTGGAACTGGAGGTCCACCAGGCACGCCACCATGACCAGGTGTTGAAGGTGCATAAGGGTTTCTTCCTGGCATGCTGGCGCCAGGTGTTGAGGGTGCGTAAGGTCCGGATGTCGGGGATGGCAGGGCTCCAGCAGGTGTTGAGGGTGCGTAAGGAAGGGATTGACCTCCGGCTGGAACTAGCGCAGATGTGATGCTGTCACCACTGGCGGCGCTTGCGCCACCAGGAGTTGGAGGGGTACCTGGAAGAGGACGGAAGTCCCAGGTGAACTCTCCATATACGCCAGCACTAGGACCCTCTGCTCCTTCGAAGTCCCACATAGGAGGTTCTCCAGTTCTGCCACCTCCTTCTGTTGTTGGACCTTCTTCCTCGCCTCCACCACCGCCGGCGCCTCCGCCACCGCCAGTCTGAGCGGAGAAACCAGTATCAGTTTCAATCTCGCGACAAGGGGATAGGGAGTCTGGGACAGCATTGTTATATTCTGCGTCAAACTCTCTAGATGGCATAGTGACATTATCGGATATTGAAATGGTCTTTCCATTTATAGTAATCTTATTAGCCTCTAAATGCAAATGGTCTTTTGCCGTTACATAAACATCGGTACCCATTAAATGGGCTCTCTTTACTGCTCCTGTTACTACACCTCCCGGCTGGCCGAATAAGGCCAAACCTTGTTTACCGGAGTTCAAGGTTACCCAACCCTTCTTGTGGCTCATTTGAAGATTTTGATTCACGCTTCCCATTCCATTGCGAACGGTAAACGCACCTTTCGACCTTATACCTACTGACCCTAGAATTTTAGGGATACCTGTTTCGGGGTCAACACTTTCGTCTTCATTCCAAGCATTTAAACATATTCTATATCTGGCGACTGCGGCTATATCACCTTCCTCTATATCTATTTCTAGGTTTCCCTTAGCTAGGTTTGTAATTAAGATATGAGCGTCTTCTGCTTCTTGGTCTAAAATAGAAAGATTAATATTTCCTTCTCTAGTTTCAAGGAACAGAGCGTTTTTAGCATATACTTGAATTGAATCTTCTACTCCATCTTCTCCTGCGGATGTCTGAATCCAAATACGGTTCGGACCTCCGTCAACATCAAAATCCTCACCGTCGGCAATTATAATTCTATCTCCAGTTGCTCCCATAGGCACGCTAGGCTCTGTACCTATATCGGTCCTTGGGTCAGCGTCATCTAGCAAAATCATCTTACCCATTGCAGACTTAATAGTAATGTGTTTTTCTTCGGCTTCCTCCGTGTGCTTTTCAGACAATACTATTTTATTCCCCTTTGGGCTTTTCCATATGTATTGCTCAGGTTGGTGGTTGTCTTTGTAATTAACAAAGCCTTCGGGAACACCATGTGTCAGCATTTTAGGGTCTCCGTCTTGCTGACCATATTTTGCATAAGGGACTGGTGATTCTACCTTTTTAGCCTCGTCATCCGAGCCTTTAGGTTGTGTGATAGTGTTTTCACCTCCAGGTTCAAGTTCTAAATTCGCAAGGCAGGCGAACCAAACCCAACCTTCACCTTCAACTTCCGTAATCAAAACCATTGCCCCTATTCCAGGAACATTAAAAAACCCATATCCTGCGCCACCAAATGAGGTAGCCATTTTACAATCAAACGGTTCTTCTCCCATGACTGCATTACAAATAACTTTAACCCTACCACTTTTATAAACATCATCTACTTGTTCTATTCTAGCAGAGAATGTTTTACCATAAGTTGGGTTACCTCCTGCAATAGATGTTAAGTAATCAGCACCTGCAGCAGCCGCTGTAGATGATTGTTTCTTAGCAATGCCTGTATCTATTAAGGCTTGCGTTATCAGTTTTGAGTGTGCCTCAAGAGCTTTTAATCTGCTGAAAATTCCCATTAATATATTCCTTTACGGCCAAATACCCGCATCCCTCGAGCTTTGTTTTAGTTCTTCTTTTTCTTTTCTAGTCAACTCTTTCTTTTCAGGCTTATCATCCTCGCCTTCACCACCACCTTCACCACCTAAGAAGTTGGGTTCTATAGGAATTAAATCAAGAGTAGTAGTAAATCCAGAATCTACAGATATAGTGTGTTCCCATCCTATAATTTTATATTTTCCGCCTACAGAGTGTCCTACGTCACCCCCTCCACCCCTCATATCAGGTATTACCAGTTGGACGTTTCTAGTTAACTCATGCCCAGTACATATTTCTGGTAGTCCTACTGTAACAACCTGAGGTGTGAAAAAAGTTAAGCCCCAGTTTACGGCAGCTTGACCTGCTTTGGCTACAACAGCATCGGGTTTATCCTCTAGTTTCTTAGCTTCCTGAGTTTTAGGAGATACAGCTATAGACTTTATTTTATTTTTAGGCTTATTAGTAACTGAGTCGGGTTCTAAATACTTCTTAAAAACTGTCCACATGTTACCTTTCATAAACCCTCCATGACGCTGATTCATATACTCTTCGTATATCTCGAGCGCCACTTTCTTTAAGTTTGCTATTTTCTCGACAATTCCTTTATTAACATCATCCTCAGTACGTTGCACTTTCGCATCGTAATGATTAAAAGGAATCGCTTGAATGGTTTCGGCATTAGCTTTCACACCTTTGACGATGCTTTGCCAACCTCCAACCCAAAGTGTCATGTCGATACCATCCGGGGATATCCAGGGGTAAGATTTAATCTTACGTAAAAGGTCGGGGTTGTTTTTATCTACAGCCCCAGGTAAGTCCTGAGGGTTAGCTATATAAATAACTAAATCTTCCGGGTCGACATCCTTGGCCTTCCCTTCTTCATGTAGCTCAGCAGCATGGATAAGTTTCCAACCTACTTGAGGGCCATTATCACCAATGATTTCATTCTGCCATACGACGTACCTATTTAAGAAGTCGGTAATGGTATCTCCCTCTTTAATGCTTAACATAAGTTGAGCGTCCTTAGATGTGTCAGTACCTCCTTTATCGCCTCCCTCACCACCACCTTCACCACCACCTTCACCACCACCAGGTGCTCCAGCAGCATAACCAATCATAGCATCAATATTAAAGGGGTCGTCGCTAAACAAAAAGTTTAGGGGGTCGTATTGAGAATCTTCGGTGGGTGAGCCTCCTGGTGGAGGGTAGAATTGAGCAGTGTTTAGGTCGTTGATTTGGTCAGCCCTTGCCTGCATTTTACATGTCTCGACGATTAT